TAAGATTTGTCAAGAAGAAAATGTTATATCATCAGGAATATAATCTTCAGATATCTCAATTTCATACTCTGCATTATTGCTTACACCCCACAGAGTGCCATCCTCATCCATCTCTATGACATAAGAAATACCGTTATCTGTAATCATATCGCCACTTTTAAGTTTATTCATATTCTCTCTCTCTTGATTATATTACTAGTATATCAGGCTAAATAACATTTGTCAACAATTATTTTACTTTTTTATAAACTTTATATGCATCAATAGTACTATTCTTTTGAGCATAAGGATTACGTTCAATAAAGATACACAATTCTTCAAATGTTAATCCTAAAAACTCCATGTCTTTTTTAAGGATTGTCATTGCACCTTTAATTTTCATAACGAATCTTTCCTCTCTCTCTTGATTATATTACTAGTATATCAGGCTAAATAACATTTGTCAACAAAAATCTTTTTTTTAAGTCATTGATTCTAAAGAGAAAAAAAATTATTTTTTTCTTGACAAAGACTCTTATATAGTATATACTTAGGTATAAGATGAGAAATGAGGATATTGACATGACATTAGAAAAACGCATTGAAAAAGCAATTGCTGAGAATACTGACCCATGCACAACGGATGCAGATATTCGTTTTTTTGAGACAGAGGCTTGTACAAAAGAATTTATGGAAAGACTTTGGGACTCTAATGGTGAGACTATTAATACGCCATTGGGTGTTGGTGTGATTGAAGAAGTTCGCACAATGGCTGGAAATGATTTTTCAGTTAGAGTAAAAATTCCTAATATAGATGGTTCTACCCTGTTTTCTGGTTTATCACTATTTGCGTGGTTGGAACTATTTGAGTTTAATGAATAATGAATATTAGACTCAAAGGTATAACTGGACACGGTAAGAATCGTATTCGTGAACATGGTGATGTTTGGGAAGTTCTTACCCTACAGGAAATGGGTATTATTTCCATGACTCCTATGCCAACTAAAATGCCTATAATATCAGTAGCTACGAATGAGTGGCGTTGGTTAGATGAAAAAAACTTTGAAATAATTGAAAATAACTGTTGACAAATGTATTTCAATGTGTTACTATAAGATATGATGAAAATTGAGAGAGATAAAAATATGACTGTAAAACTTACTCCACGTAAAAAATTGTTTGTGGAAGCTGCTGCTTCAATGTATGGTAATGGTGTGGTTATTACCAAAGACCAAATCCGTAGTGCTGCTAAAGAAGCAGGGGTTCCATTTCCTTCTTGGATGGGCCGTACGAAAGTTGGTTATAATCAATTTGAATTGCCTGAACTTGATGTGCCTGCGTTTGCAGCTCCTGTTGATGCACCTGTCACTGAGTCACTAAATACTACTGTGAATCTTGTTGCATCATCCAATATCGAGAATCTAGTTCCAACTGGATTTGAAGGTTTTGTCGAGTGGGGACACTTCTCAACTCTGACTAAAATCATTAAATCAAAGTTGTTCTATCCTGTCTTTATTACTGGTCTTTCTGGTAATGGTAAGACTCTGATGGTTGAACAGATTCACGCCAAGTTCAAGAAAGAACTTATTCGTGTGAACATCACCATTGAGACTGATGAGGATGATTTGCTTGGTGGATTTCGTTTGATAAACGGTGAGACTAAGTTTGTTCCTGGCCCTGTCATTGAGGCTATGGAGCGTGGTTGCACATTACTTCTAGATGAGTGTGATCTAGGTTCTAACAAGTTACTTGCACTACAACCTGTTCTTGAGGGTAAAGGTGTTTATCTCAAGAAAGTAAACAAGTGGATTACTCCTAAAGATGGGTTCAATGTAATTGCCACTGCCAATACCAAAGGTAAAGGTTCAGAAGATGGTCGGTTCATTGGAACCAACATTCTTAACGAAGCTTTCCTTGAGAGATTTGCAATCACTATCGAGCAACCTTATGCTTCTGCTGCGATTGAAAAGAAAATCGTGATGGGTTCAATTCAAAAGTATTGCTCTTCTGATACAGATGTAGACCTTGATGGTTTCGCAACCAACTTGGTTACTTGGTCTGAAGTTATTCGTAAGACTTTCTTTGATGGTGGAGTCGATGAGGTTATTTCAACTCGCCGTCTTGATCACATCGTGAAAGCGTTTGCAATCTTTGGTGATAAGATGAAAGCCATTGAGTTGTGTGTCGCTCGTTTTGATGAGGATACCAAAGCTTCCTTCATGGATTTATACACCAAGATTGATGCTGGTGTAGATGTCAGTGGTGAAACTTCTGAGGAAGTTTCAGATACATTAGATGTTTCTGGTGATGCTTTCTAATAAATGTTCTCTCTAAACTTGGGGTGCTTCGGCACCCCATTTTTTTTAAAGGTGCATTGACTTTTAGGGCTACATGGTGTATATATAATAGAGAAGATGCCATAAAGGGTCTTCATAATAGTCTTGCTTAGTAAAGGAGATATAAAATGGTTACAGGCAACACACTGAGTCTATTCAACGAAAATTTCAACAAACTTACACCCTATGCAGTAGGGTTCGATCATATATTCGACAATCTTAATAGATATGTTGATAATCAACAAGCACAAGGATTCCCGCCCTACAACATTCGGAAGGAAGGTGACTACCACTATGTCATTGAGATGGCATTAGCGGGTTTCGGTAAAGAAGATATTCAAGTAGAAATTGCTGAAAACACTCTTTCAGTTCGTTCTATAAAAGAAAATTCTGAAGATGAAGATACGCAATATCGTGGAATTTCTTTTCGCAGATTTGAACGTAAATTTACTCTTGCTGATGATCTTGTTGTAAATAATGCAAACCTAGAAAATGGTATGCTTTATATTGATATAGAGCGTATTATACCAGAAGAAAAGAAGCCTCGACTAATTGAAGTGAAATAAACTCATAATAAAAGGGAAAGGGGAATTGACTTTTGTTCCCCTTTCCTCTATTATAGTTAATATACTAAGGAGATATTTATGAATACAGAAGCTTTGCCTCTGCTAGGTATTGACAGCGATGGTAAAATGGAAATGACTGTTGAACCACAAGTTCATCATTTCGTTGCAAAAGTTAAATTTGATATGTCAGTTGTAGATCAACTTAATGAAGAAATTGATAATGCATCAATCCCTAATGCTTCATCACATCAGAGCAAACTTGTTGGTCAATTTAGACAAGATGAAAGATCAGCTCAACTTGAAATGGATTTGACTACATCAGTTGGAACTCAATTTAAAACAATTTTAAATTCTGCTGGAACATCATTTTTAAATAAAGGTTATAATAAAAAATCCTATGCAGACTGTTATACTGTCTGGAGTAATCATTGTTACGGTGGTGACTACAATCCATTGCATGAACACAGCACACCAACATATGCTGGTCTATCTGGATTTATGTGGTTAAAGTTACCAGATGAAATGATGGAACGTCAACTCAATCGTGGCCAACACAAAGTTAATTTTAATACAACTGTCGGGCAATACGATGGTTGGAATCATGTTATTTGGGGACTAGGTTCAAAGTCTGACTTATACAGATTAAAGATGCCATGTGAAGAATATGTCCAGCCTGAAATTGGTACTATGTGGATTTTTCCTAAATGGTTGCATCATCAGGTTATGCCGTTCTATGGTTCTGGTGAACGCCGTTCTCTTGGTATGAATTGGAATGTTATTGAATCTCAAGGTGAACTAGAAAAGATTATGGCCCCAGCAGAGTATGAAAGTTTTGTAGAGAGAATCCCTGCTGATTGGAATAGAGATGAAATCTATCCTATGGATATGGGCGGTGTTACAATTCATGTGAAGTTAGATGATGTCTGATTTTATTCATACCGTAGAAATGCTTGATACATCACTCTGTGATGATTTGATTAACTATTATCATGAGAGCAGCGAGTATAAACAGAAAGGTGTTGTGAGTGGTGGACTAAGACCTGACTCTAAAACATCTACAGATGTTACAATTTTTCCCAACTCTACGAATGAAACCATAGTAACTTATTTGAAGTTTATAAATCAAGTTCTTGAAAGTTACAAAGAAACGTATGATGCGTTCATGTATCCAGTTTGTTTTGCAGAGGGAATGAACATTCAATACTATGAGCCAGGCGAGGGATTTCCTAAGTGGCATTGTGAAAGAGGTATGTATCAAACAAACCAAAGAGCATTGGCTTTCATGACATACCTAAACGATGTATCAGATGGTGGTGGAACAGAATGGTTGTATCAAGAGAAAAAACTACAACCAAAGAAAGGACTCACTGCTATCTGGCCTACTGACTTTACGCATACACATAGAGGTATTATATCACCTACAGAAACTAAAATCATTATTACTGGTTGGTTCAACTATGTAGATGTCGTTGGCGCTCACAGGTATTACACTTCAGAATATGCGAAGGTGATTGCTCAATTAAAAGAAAATCCTGATGCAAAAGTGAGTCTTAATCTAGAGGATAAATTAAATGGATAAATATGAAAATTTTGTACAAAGTGCAGAATGGAGTGTAAGGGAAGAACCTGCTGTAAAAATCTTTAGTGTAGACCTACCCTCTGAAATTCTTGATGAAGTGAATGAGTATATCGACACAGATACAATTCCTAACAATATTGACTATGGTAAGTATTTAGCAGGACAATTAAAAGAGGACAAAAAGTCTGCCCAACTAGAATTTGATTGTAATAAAGGTGTTGGTTTACAACTCAAGGATATGTTAGATACAATGGCCACTGCATATATACAGAAAGCATATAGTCGCATATCTAAAGCAATGGTTTCTGACCTATGGACAAATCATGCATACGCTGGAGACTACAATCCATTTCACGATCATGGTGTTAAAACAGAAGCTGGACTTAGTGGTATTCTGTGGTTGAAAGTTCCAAGTTGCATCAAAGTTGTCGTTGAGGATGATATTGCAAAACAGGGATTGACTAATGCCTCTGGTCTTTGTGATGGTTGGACACAATTAGTTTGGGGTACGACTACTCGTAAAGATGTACAACAATTAAGACCAGTAACAGAATCTTATGAGCAACCTGTAGCTGGTCGTTTGATAATCTTTCCAAACTGGTTAAAGCATCAAGTGTTTCCTTTCTTTGGTGAAGGTGAAAGACGTTCTTTGGCAATAAACTGGAATATCTTTGATACTAAAAAAGAAATTGAAGCTCATCTGAATGGAGAAGTATAATAGTTAAATACAAATATAATGAAGAAAATACTCTTAAAGAATTAAAGGAGTATATCGACTCGACATATAGTCAACACTATAGTCAAAACAATTTTCAGGCCACAGAGTTTATTATTGATAGTGGTCATGGAGAGGGTTTCTGTATCGGTAACATTATGAAATACGCACAACGATACGGAAAAAAGAATGGTTATAATAAAAGTGACTTGCTAAAAGTCATTCACTATGGTATTATAGCTTTACACAATCACGATATTATGGAGAAAAGTGAAAATGAAACTAACTAACGAAACTATTAATGTGTTGAAGAACTTCTCAACTATTAATCAAAACCTAGTAATTAAAGAAGGTAGTTCTATTTCTACTATGTCTGCAATGAAAAACATTATTGCAAAGGCTACAGTAGAAGAGAAATTTGAAAAAGAATTTGCTATATACGATTTGAATGAATTCCTATCAGCACTATCCCTCTTTACAAATCCAAATCTAGATTTTAATGATGACTATGTTGTTATGACTGAAGATGGTTCTAATGGTAAAAAATTGAAGTATTGGTATTCTGATCCTTCTGTTGTTACTTCCCCAACTAAAGAAGTTACAATGCCCTCTAGTGAAATTCAATTTAATCTGTCTAGTGATACTCTATCTGAAGTAACAAAGGCTGCAGCAGTTATCGGTGTTCCTGATATGGTTCTTGAGTCTGGTGAACTTCGTGTCACAGATAAAAAGAATGATACTGCGAATAGTTACTCTACTCAAGTTGTTCAGAGTAATGATGAAGCAGAGAAATATAAGTTCTGGTTTAAAGTAGAAAATCTTAAACTACTTCAAGGAAGTTATGACGTTCAAGTTTCTGCAAAGAAAATCAGTTACTTCAAAAACTCTAACTTTGATATTGAATACTTTATTGCTTTAGAGCCTGAGTCGACTTATGGTAATTAATCATGGATACATTTTTATGGGTCGAACAGTATCGCCCTAAAACTGTTGATGATTGTATTCTACCACAATCTTTAAAAAATACCTTTAAGGAATTTGTAGAAGCTGGTAATGTTCCAAATGTAATTTTATCTGGTGGGCCAGGAGTTGGTAAGACAACTATCGCAAAGGCTGTACTGGATGAAATTGGTGCAACATCTATGATGGTCAATGGTTCAGAGGAGTCTGGTATTGACGTTCTCCGAACCAAGATTAAAAACTTTGCTTCTACAGTATCACTCGAAGGTGGTAGAAAGTATCTGATTCTTGATGAGGCAGATTATCTAAATCCACAATCTACTCAACCAGCCCTTCGTGGGTTCATGGAAGAGTTTCATAAGAACTGTGGATTTATTATGACTTGTAACTACAAGAATAGATTGATTGAACCATTACACTCTCGTTGTAGTGTGATTGATTTTACAATTCCAAAGTCTGAAAAACCAAATCTTGCTATGGACTTCATGAAACGTGTGGAGTTTATTCTACAGAATGAGAGTGTAGAGTATGATAAGAAAGTTCTTGCAGAAGTAATTCAAAGACACTTTCCAGATTGGAGGCGTATTCTAAACGAACTTCAAAGGTATTCTATTTCTGGTAGAATTGATGCTGGTATCCTCGTTGATATGGCAGAGATAAATATTAAAGAACTCATGAAGTTCATGAAAGAGAAGGAGTTTACAAATGTTCGTAGATGGGTTGTTAACAATCTTGATATGGATCATGTACGGCTTTTCCGTAGTATTTACGATAACCTTTATACTTTTCTTGATCATAGTACTATACCTCATGTTGTCGTTGTATTGGCTGAGTATCAACATAAAGCAGCGTTTACTGCCGATCAAGAAATAAATCTTCTTGCTTGTTTAACAGAGATTATGGCAAGAGGTAAGTTTAAATGATTAAGGTAATTGATAGTTTAGTAGAAGATCATCTTGCTATTCTTATTGATGACTATGTAAGAAACCTATCTTGGAAATATGATTATGAGTCCAAGAGAGGACAACCAAATAAACATTGGCACATTCTTTGTGGTCATGATGATTTAGAATGTAAAGAAAATAATTTTGAATGGGTTTCTTGGATTTTTCAAAGTGCAAAAAATAAGATTGATAAAGAATTAACCTATGAGAGAGCCTATTGTAATGCTCACACTCATGGTATAGAACCTCATCTACATACAGACGATGGTAAGTTTACCATGATTTTCTATCCAAGATTAGATTGGGAGCCTAAGTGGAACGGTGGAACTCTGATAGATGGTAAGTTGATAGAGTATGTTGGTAATCGTCTAGTTATATTTGATGCACATTTACCACACAAAGCAATGACAGTTTCAAGGGAGTGCTACGAGTTAAGAACAAACGTAGTTTTTAAATGTAATGTATGAGTTAAAAGTAAAGAGTGGAACGTATACAGCAGATAGTTTACTTGAGCTGTGTTGGACAGTATTTCGTCATCGACTAAATCACTTTCGTAAAGGTGAAGGGTTTAGAGATTAATGTATGAGTTGAAAGACTATCTTAACGCAATCAACCACACAAAAGAAAAGTTAATGGACACAGAGGACGAAGAATGGGAAAGAAAATACCCACCATTCATCGTAAACAAGTGTCTAGCTCCATTTCAAGACACTATTCTATTAGTTAACGAAATGAACCAATATCCTAATGTAGACAAAAAACTTCAGTTTGACTTTTTCATAAATAGTTTACGTCCAAGGAAAAGATTTACACCTTGGGTGAAGGCGAAAAAGTTAGACGATATAGAGTATGTTAAAGAGTTTTATGGATACAATAACGAGAAAGCAAAGGTAGCTCTTACAATACTAAATGATGACCAAATCGCCACCATAAAACAAAAATTAAATAAAGGTGGAAAACAAAATGGAAGAAGTTAATTGGACACAGGAGCAGATGTTAGAAGTTGGGTTGAACGAACCTGACGATTTTTTGAAAGTTCGTGAGACACTATCACGAATTGGTGTTGCGAGTAGAAAAGAACGAAAGCTATATCAGTCATGTCATATCCTTCATAAACAAGGTAAGTATTACATAGTTCACTTTAAAGAGTTGTTTGCTTTAGACGGAAAACAAACAAACCTAAGTGAAAATGATATTGCACGTAGAAATACTATTTCAAACCTATTGAAAGATTGGGGTTTGATTTCTATTATGGGTGATGCATCTAATGTTGCACCTCTCAGCCAGATTAAGGTCTTGTCTTTTCGTGAGAAAAATGAGTGGACATTAGAGACTAAGTATAATATTGGTAAAAAGAAAGAGGCCTAATGGAACAGTTCAAGTCCTTTATCACAGAACAAAAAGAAGAGCCGTATAAATTAGTTGTATTTAATCATCATGGCGAAGCAGTTCGTGATGTTGATAAAGAGGAAGGTTTGACTGATAATGATAAAGTAATTATGAAATCAGCAAAAGATGCTGGTGTTGAACTGCACCTTGTAGATTTTATTGGTGGACATATTACAGAGAAAAATGGTAAGAAATATCTAAACTCTTTTCCTATTGATAAAGATGGTTTAGTTATGCCTGATACTAAAGATAATAAAATAAAATATCAGGAGCCAATTGAACTCAATCCAAAGAACACTCTGATTATGCCTAGAGGTTTGGGAACATTAGGATTTACTAGTAGTCGTTATTGGGTTGATACAATTAGAAGTTTAGAGTTAGATGGATTTTTAACAATTCCATCTATAAAATGTTGGGACAATTGTTCAAGTAAATATTTAACAGACATTCTTTGTAGGAACGCTGGACTTAAAACTCCTAAGACAGTTGCTATATCTCATTCAGAGGATACAGAAAGAGTAGTCAAAGAGTTAGGTAATAAGTTTCCAGTTATTCTTAAATCATCTACTGGAACACAAACAGGCGTTGGTGTTACTATTATAGAAAGTCTTCGTTCACTAAATGCAGTTGTTCAGATGATAATGTTATATAACAAGTATCTTCCCCTAATTGTTCAAGAGTATATTGAAATAGATTATGACATTCGTGTTATGGTTATGGACGGAGAAATTCTTGGGGCTATGAAACGTAATGTTATAACTGATTCAAATGATTTCAGAACTAATGTATCTCTTGGAGCAGAAGCAGAACAGATTGAAATTACAGAATTAGAGAAAAAAGATTCAATCACCGCTGCGAAAGTAGTTGATGGTAGATTGGTTGGTGTTGACTTAATACCATCTAAAGATAGAGAAAAAGAACAAGGACTCATACTAGAAGTGAATAGTATGCCTGGATTTAGTGGTATTGAAAAAGTCAATAAAAATAAAGGGAGTCTCACAACAGAGATTCTAAAACACTTTAAAAATCGTGATAATTGGACTTGACAATATAACTTATAATCTTTATAAATACTATTAACTACTTTAATGGAGAGATTGATGGGTATTAAAAACTATGTCAGGCAAGTAAGGCCCGTCCAAGAGTCTTATGTCAATCATCTAGATAGAATACAGAATCTTTTGTCTGAAGGAAAGATATCTGCTAGCGATATTTTTACCAAGGATAAGACAAGAGATAACAAAAATACTTTCATAAAAAAAGCAATTGCCGGAGAATTATTAGACACTGATGGTAATAAAATTCCAAAGATTGATGAAAACTCAGATTTAATCACTCATCTAAAAGGTGCTACTGAAAGTAGTTCAGAAACCAATACTCTAATTAAAACAGCATTTGGTAAATCATTATCTGCACTAAGTATTGACAAACCATCAAATGGATTTGCTAAAGGTTCAGGCACTGACCCCAAAGGTGCTGATTGGGAAAATATAATTACAAAACAATTTAATAATCTTGTAAAACAACCAGACTTTGATAAAGCCGCAAATGAAGCCGCAGATAAGTTTCCTGATTATGCTGATATGGGATTAACACTCGCAAAAAATATTAAAAGTAAAGTTGGAGACTCTCCTATAACTCAATTTGGTGGTGGCAAGGCTAAATCAAACTTATCATCTTTTTGGACAACTTGGGGTGCTGGTGATGGAACTCCTAAAACAGATATGTATAACAAGGATTATAATATCTCTTTAAAAAAGAAGGGTGGTTCTCAACTTGCATCTGGTGCCAAGGGAGAAACCCTTGCTACGTTTTATGCTGCATTGGAATATCTGGGTACAGACCGTGGTGCAAATCCTGAGATAGATAAAATTATGAAGGCAATTGAAGATAATTTTGTTAAATTAAGTACAAAATATACTAAAGGTCAGTTAGTAAAAATATCAAAAGATAAAGATATGCAAAAAAACTTACAACCAAAAGATAAAAACGCCCTTGCAGAATTTATAACTACTGAAGCTTTTCATAAAGAATTAAATAAAGAACTAACAAAACATTTATCTTTTGAAAAGCAACCAGAGTTTTTAAAGTGGTATACTTTTGAAGCTATGTCAGGATATAAAAAGTTTTCAATTCCAAAAGGTAAGGCAAGTGTTTGTTTAGAGTTTGATGCTGATAAAGGAACTGTATCAAAATTTATAGAAGTGACAAAGAAGGGAAAATCTTCTGGTCTTGTTGGTGATCCATCTGTATCATCTGATGTTATAAGCATATCTAAAAAAGTTAAAGTATACTCTGCATGGAAGTCTGGTAAAGGAAATCCTTATTCATCATTTAGACTTGGTTTGACTACTGATTATACAACTGAGGATACTACAGACACTTTAAGAGGTATTATTCGTAAAGAAGTTATGAATGATAATATTGCAAATGCTGTTTTAGTGGAAGAAATTACACAATTAGATGAGTTTGCTATTATTAGAAAAACATTTGCAAAGTTAAAAAGTATTGGTAAAAATGCACTTAATTGGTTAAAAAATCTTATTAATAAAATTATGAAAAAGGTAAAACAAACTTTAGATAAAATTAAAGAGATGGGTGCAAAATTATTTGAAACACTATTTAAGTTTTTAGGAATAGAATTAAAAAGTGTTACGGAATCTTTGCCATCAGACATAAATGGATTTGTTTACGGAATGGCAGAATGATTAGTTTCGCAGAACTCACAGAAGATAAAGGTGGAAAAAATTTGCACCTAGAACACCTAGAAGATGAAATACTCAACTATGGTGTTGATGGTGGTCGTGCAGCTCTTAACTTCCTACGGTCATTACGTGATATGTTGGCAGGAGCTAGTCGTTCATCTGTGAACATGAGCGTAAAATGGGATGGCGCTCCTGCTATCTTCGCTGGTGTTGATCCAGAAGATGGTAAGTTTTTTGTTGCAAAGAAATCTGTGTTCAACGTAAATCCTAAATTATACAAGACAGACAAGGAAATAGATGATGATTTATCCGGCACCCTCAACTCCAAGTTTAAAGTTGCATTACGAGAATTTTCAAAACTGGGCATTGAGGGTGTACTTCAAGGCGATCTTATGTTCACTGATGATGTCGAAACGGAAAAAATTGACAACCAACGATACTATACTTTTCAGCCTAATACTATCGTTTATGCTGCACCTGTTGATAGTGATATTGGCAGAACATTCGCTAGGGCAAAGATTGGTATAGTTTGGCACACCACATACAAAGGTACAGCTCTACAGGATATGAAGGCATCATTTGGTGCAGATATATCAAAGTTAACTAAGACTAGCTCTGTATGGATGGACGATGCAACCTATAAGGACACCTCTGGTAAATCTACATTTACTGCTGCTGAGACAGAACAAGTAACAGAAATTCTTAGTAATGTAGGTAAAACCTTTCAAAGAATTAATTCTGGACAACTCAAAAGGTTTCTTGCACTACAGGATAGTCTCACAGGTAACATGGCTGGTGCATCTCTCAAGACTTACAACAATAGTCTAGTGCGACAGGGTGAAAAGATAAAGAACGCTCGTAGTCATGCAATGAGATATCCTACATGGGTAGAAGGTCATATACAAAAACAAATTGATAAGGCTAAAAGTCCAAAGGGTAAATCAAAGTACGAGAATATTCAGAAAGAGATGGTGCGTGAGTTTAAGAAGTATGTTAAACTTTTAGAGAACGTAATAACATTTCAGAATTTATTGGTAGATGCAAAAATGGTAATCGTAAAAAAACTAAATAGTGTTAAGGGATTGACGGATACTTTTATTAAAACCTCAAATGGATTTAAGGTGACAAATCCAGAGGGTTATGTTGCTATTGATAGAGTGGGTGGAGAAGCAGTTAAACTTGTAGATCGTATGGAGTTCTCGTTTAACAACTTCACAGCAATAAAAAGTTGGGATAAGTAAATGAAGACATTTTCAGAGTTTATAAACGAGAGAGTTGTTTCTGTTGTACAGAGAAAAAAACAAGCTCGTAGAATGGCTAAGATGGCCAAATCATCCTCATTTAAAGCAAAGAAGAAAAAATCAATGTTGCGTATGCGTAACCCAGCAAAACTTGCTATGGTTGCAAGAAAGAAAACTATACAGATGTTTCGGGATAAGTTCTATCCATCATATAAAGATATGTCACTTCAACAGAAAGTTAAGATTGACCAACTCGTTATGGCAAAGTATGGAAAAAAGATTGATAAGATTTCCAAGAAAATGGCAATGAAACTCAAGAAAACAGAATTAGAGAGAATTAAGAAAGCAAGGGCAAAGTTACAAGATGCGTAGATTTCTAGATTTATACGAAGCACCACAGACACTTGTATTTGCATTTGGTAGATTTAATCCACCTACAACTGGTCACGAAAAGTTGATTAACAAAGTAGCGTCAGTTGCTGGTAGTAATCCTTATCGCATATATCCTTCGTTTACCACAAATCCAAAGAAAGACCCACTACCTCATGCACTCAAAGTTGCATACATGAGGAAAATGTTTCCTAAACATAAAAAGAACATCATTGCAGATACTAAAATGAAAACTGCAATCTTCATTGCAGAGGCTGTATATAAAGAGGGATTTAAAAATCTAATCATGGTTGTTGGCTCTGATAGAGTAAAAGAGTTTTCAGAACTACTCACTCGTTACAATGATGCTCCAGATAAATCTGGTAATCAGTTATTCAAGTTTGATTCTGTCAAGGTAGTTAGTGCTGGAGAACGTGATCCTGATTCAGAGGGTGTAGATGGTATGTCTGCATCCAAGATGAGAGATGCAGCTGCAAAGGGTGACAAAGACTCATTTCTCTCAGGAGTACCCTCTAGTTTTAAGGACGGAGAAAAACTCTATCGTGATGTTCGCAAATATATGGGTATTCGTGAAGAGCGTGATATGGGCGATATGTCAGACTTTGAGACTGTTCGTGATATGTACCTTACAGGTAAGATATGGAACGCTGGTGATATCGTAGAAGCAAAGGGTATTAGTGGTGAGGTTGTTCGCAAGGGTACAAACTATCTCTCATTTGTAGATGAGGATGGTAAGGTGCATAAGGCGTGGCTGCATGAGATTGAACTTAATGAAAAATATGACAGTGATAAGTTTTTTAGTGGGAAAGGAACACCAGAACAAAGATTGCAACTTCTTAAACTTCAAAATAAAGCATTAAGAGCTCTTGGTGGTTCACCTAAGCAAAAAGCAATTAAAAAAGAAATAGATGCACTACGAAAAAAAATGGGAATGAAAGTTAAAGAGGAAATTGAACTTGATGAACGTAACTATGAAAAAGAGTATGCAAACTATCAAGGTAAACCAGAACAGATTGAAAGACGTTCTTCAAGAAACAAAGCTCGTAGGATTATGGGTGATAAGACTAAGGTAGGTATGGATGTTGGACACAAAGACAATAATCCTATGAACAACAATCCAGAAAATTTAAAGAACGAAGACCCATCCAAGAATCGTAGAGAACCACGATTGAGAGAAATGGATGAGGATGTTTATGACACATTTCCTTGGTTAAGAAAAGCAAAAGATTATCTTTTCACAAAAACTCATAAAAAAGGAATGAATAAAGTTGCTCTTTCAGTTGCAACTGAATTTGCAAAACAACAAAAAGCAGGCAAAAATCCAAACCCGATAAATATTATTCATGATATCTCTAAAGGTATAATAGGCGTTACTGACAGAATGGTTGTTACTTATATAAATGATTTGATAAAAAAAGGTAAACTTCCAAAAGATTTAAGAGCAGAGTATGAACCACAAAATGAAACTCTGTCGTTTAAGGATTTTGTAAATCAAATTCAAATTAACGAAGTTAAACAAGACTCTGACATAAAAGATAAGAAGGGTACACAGCCTGCAAAGTATTATGCTGGAGATATGGCAAAGTCTACAAAAGACAAGAGAGATGCACACTTTAGAAAGAAGAAGTCCGGCCCTGCTCCCGGCGATGCAGACGCAAAGACAAAACCATCTGTTCACACTAAGAAGTTCAAACAGATGTTTGGTGAGGTACTTCCAGATACTGCAAGTCAAAAAGATTACATTGATGATTTTGAGAAGTCTGATGCACCACAATTTCAAGGTAAGTCTAAAGAGAAACGTAGAGAGATGGCAATCGCTGCATATCTCTCAAAGAATGAAGATGGGCCATGTTGGGATACTCACAAACAAGTTGGTATGAAAAAGAAGAGTGGTAGAATGGTTCCTAATTGTGTTCCTAAGAACGAGGAACCCAGAATACCTCGTAAGAAAGGTCAACCAGCAGGAAGTGATAAACACTCTGACTTGTATACGGATGAGAATCCAGTAGGTACAATTCAAGGTTTAGGTTTTAAGGACGTAGATACTGCAAAAGCAAGTGTAAAGAAGATTATCGGTAGTGGTAAGACTCACGCACACAAGATACAGGCTGCAATTGCAATGGAACAACGTGCAAAAGAGATGGGTAAGACTGCTGAAGCAGCAGTTTATCGTGCCTACATCGACAAGATGAAGAAGAAAACAAAAGAGATGCAGAAAGAAGATGCAGAGGATGATAGATTACAAAAAACAATAAAGGTTGCAACTGCAAAAGCAAATCTTGGAAAAAGACTTAAACAAATGAAAGTCCAACAAAAAACATCACTAAAAAATGTACGAGATAAAGATCAAAAAAAGGCTCGTAGCAATATTATGAAACAACAAATAAAGAGATTAAAAGATTCTGGTAAAAGAGACATAAAACAAATACAAAAAGAAGAAACAGAGTTAAATGAGTGGGGTGAAGTCACAGAAAAAGATGATAAGAGTGGAAAAGAACTAAATAATCCTACAAGAGGTGATGTAAAGAAATACAAGGTTTATGTCAAAAATAAAAAAGGAAATGTGGTCAAAGTAGAGTTTGGTGATCCAAATATGTCTATCAAACGAGATGACCCAGAACGTAGAAAAGCATTTCGAGCAAGACACAACTGTGATCAAAAGAAAGATAAAACAACAGCAGGATATTGGTCTTGTAAGTTTTGGTCTACAAAATCAGTTACGGATTTAATGAAGGGTTAAAGGTATGGCAAATTATAAACGAAGCATGACAGAATCATTAATGCAAGTTTATCTTGGTGAGGACAACATGACCTTGATGAAGAAGGCTGCTGGTGGTGCAAACCAAACCATTAAGATGAAAGACGGTAAATTGAAGATGGATTCGTTTACTGCATCTGCAATTATGGCTGTTTATAATGCCGTCAATCCAAAGAATAAGAAATCTATTGAAAAGATGATTAATAGTGGTAGTAAATCACAAATCATGAAACTACAGTC